ACTTATGAAAGTCCAATAAAACTTGAGAGGGCAATTAGTGCCAAAATAACTCCCAAAATGACTTCTGAGAATATTTATTCTGATGATACAGTTGAAGATGTTATATCATCCTTTGAGGGAATTGACGTTGAAATAGAGCTAAATCAGTTATCACTTGAAAGTAGAGCAATACTTCAGGGAGCAAAGGTCGTAAAGGGTGTATTAATTGAGAGTAAAGACGATTTAGCACCAACAATTGCACTAGGTTTTAAATCTAAAAAAACGAATGGGAAGTATAGGTATGTGTGGCTTTTGAAGGGTAAATTTGAACTTGCATCTGATGAATATGACACTGAAGCTGAAAAGCCAAAGGCACAGAGTGCAAAACTTAAAGGCAATTTTTATCCAAGGGGGTTTGATGGGAATTACAGATTTATTTGTGATGAGGATGCTGAAGGTGTAGATGCCACAATTATAAATGGGTGGTTTGATGCTGTAGTGAGTGAGCCTGAAATATAATAATATATTTATGATTGTTATAAAACTCGGTCGTCTATATTGTATAATATAGATGAAGGGAGTGATAATGTGATAAAAAATAATGAACATAATAGACTGGAAGCATATGATTTTGAAAAAAGAGTTGGATTATATTTAAGTAAAAGATATAATACCAATTTTAAAGAAAAGGCTTTAACTGTTGGAAAAAATAAAGAGCATAAGTTTGATCTAGTTTCTGATGATAATTCAATAATTGCTGAATGTAAGAGTTATACATGGACTAAAGGTAATAACTTTCCATCTGCCAAGATATCTACAATTATAGAAGCAATATTTTATTTTTCAAGAATTAAAGCAGATAAAAAGATTATAGTAATTCAAGATTCATTTAATGATAAAGGAGAAAGTCTAGTTGATGTTTTTTTAAAAAGATATGATGGAATTTTGGATGATATAGAGGTTTGGGCATATTATGTAGGAAATACATTAAATGACGATGTAGTAAAAGTAAAAAGAGAAAAGAATGAGATATGGTATGAAAAAATGTATAAAAATTGTTGATATATTTTAATAAAGATATAAATAAAAAGAATAGCAAATATAGGGTGGGGAAATTATGCCAAAGAAGAATTCAGATAGAAAAGTTATTACTGAAGTTGATTTTTCGCAAACGAATAAAGAAGGATGCATAAGAGAGATGTTAGCTGCAATAAAGCTAATGAAAGAAGGATATAATGTTTCAAAGACCATGTTTGATAATAGGTATGATTTAATCGCAGAGAAATATCCAAAATATATAAGGATACAAGTTAAAAATTTGAAATTAACTTATAAAAGTGATCCAACACAACCTTTATCTATTAACAAGTGGGAAATACATGCATATACAAATATTAAAGGGAATAAAAAAATATATACAAAAGATGAAATAGATGTTGTTTTTGCAATAGATATAGAAACAGAGAATTTTGCAATAATTCCAGTAGAAAAAATACCTAAAACAGGAGTTGTTAGAATTTCTGAGCAAAGCGATAGAAAAGAGTATTTCAATTCATTTAAAGCATTAGATGATTTAAAATAATATAAATGTGTATGATAATAGTAATAATTTAAAAAAAGGGTAGCCTAGATGCTATCCTTATTTTATTTATTATCATAAAGAAAGGAGAAGCCCCTATGAAAGCATCAGAACTTAAAAACAAAGGTGTAAAAATAAAATTGCAGGACAAAGAATATGAACTAAAATTTGATATGAATACCTTCTGTGAACTTGAAGAAGTATATGGGGACATAAATAAAGCTTTTGAAGATTTGCAAAATAAGAAATTTAAAGCTATAAGAGCATTAATATATGCAGCAGTTAAAGCTGAGGATGAAAATATTACCTTAAAAGAAGTAGGCAAAATGATAACATTAGACGAATTAGAAAACCTTAGTTTAGCAATCAACAAAGCATTAAATATGGCTATGCCAGAGGTAACAGATGAAAATATGGGGGAATAGAAAGCCACACCAATCAAGAAGGATGGGATTGGGAGTGGCTTTTGTATTTAGCAACAAATCTTTTAAAGATGAGTGAAGATGAGTTTTGGAAAAGCACACCAAAAAAACTTCAAGCACTTTTTAAAGTTTATAAGAAAGTAAATGGGATAGACGATGATAAAGCATATATTGATGAAATAATGTTTTAAGAAAGCGAGGTGAGATTGTGGCAAGGGATGCTAATACAGTAATTGCAAGAATTGGACTTGATGATAGAGGATTTCAAGAGGGTGTTTCTAAAATACAAAGAAGTTTAAAGGTTGCTCAAAGTGAATTTGCTGCAGCATCATCAAAGCTTGGTGAGTTTGGCAATTCAACAGAGGGATTAAAACTTAAAGCTGATAGTTTAAATAGGCAGATTGAACTTCAAAAAGATAAAGTTGTAGCATTAGAGAAGGCATACAAAGAAAGCGTTGAGGCAAAGGGCGAAGATGCCAAGGCTACTGAAAACCTAAAAATTAAACTTAATTATGCAACGGCAGAACTTAATAAAATGGAACAAGAGCTAAAAAATACAACTAGGGAATTAAAAGAAAAAAGTTCTGCTTGGTATAAGTTGTCCCAAAGCATGAATAGTGCAGGGGAGAAAATGAAATCAATAGGAGATAAGATGTCATCAATAGGCAGTAAACTTTCAACTGCCGTAACACTTCCACTCATAGGAATTGGAACTGCTGCAACCAAAATGGCTATGGATGCTGTAGAATCTGAAAACCTGTTTGAAGTTTCAATGGGTGCTATGGCAGGTGAGGCAAGAAAATGGTCAGAGGAAACATCAAAAGCTCTTGGGCTAAATGCCTATAATGTAAGAAAAAATGTAGCAACATACAATTCAATGCTAACAAGTATGGGGCTAACATCACAGGAAGCATTAAAAATGTCTGAGGACCTTACACAGCTTTCATACGATATGGCATCCTTTTACAACTTAAAACCTGAAGAGGCCTTCGAAAAATTAAAGGCAGGTATTTCAGGTGAAGCTGAACCTTTAAAGGCTTTAGGAATATTAGTTAATGAAAATACTATAAAAACATATGCATACACTCATGGAATAGCAAAACAGGGTGAGGCATTAACTGAACAGCAAAAGGTAATGGCAAGGTATGGTGTAATCATGGAATCTACTAAAAATGCTCAAGGCGACCTTGCAAGAACTATGGATTCGCCTACTAATAAACTTAGGGTTATGAAAGAACAGGCGGAACAACTTGGTATTCAGTTTGGACAGGTTCTTATACCAGTTCTTGAAAAGCTAATAGGAGTAATAAAGCCTTTAATGGATAAATTTCAAGGTTTGTCTAAAGAACAGCAGGAGATGATTGTCAAAATTGGGCTAGTAGTTGCAGCGGTTGGCCCTGTAATTGGAATTATAGGTAAGGTAATAAGTATAGCAGGCAATTTATCAACTATTATAGGAAGCACATCAGGGGCAATGGCTACAGCAGGTGGTGCATCTGCAGTTTTAGGAAGTGCTTTTACTGCATTAACTGGACCTATAGGAATAGCTGCTATGGCTATTGCAGGCATTGTTGCAGTTGGAGTTTTACTTATTAAAAATTGGGATAGTATAAAAGAGTCTTTAAATACATTAAAAGAAAATATATCTACAAAATTTAATTTAATAAAAGAAAATATATCAAACGTATGGGAAAATGTAAAAAGCAAAACTTCTAATGTGTGGAATAACATAAAAAACACAATAAATGAACATGGAGGTGGGATAAAAGGGATAATTGGAAGCTATATAGATGCATATAAAGCAGTTTGGAGTAAGGGATTTGACTTTATAAACAGTATAACAGGCGGGAAATTAGGAGAAGTGTTTGAGAAAATAAAAATCATTGCAAACTCTATAAAAGAAAAGTTATCTGATATGTTTGACTTTAAAATACCTAAAATAAAGCTGCCGCATTTTTCGATAAAAGGTGAATTTAGCTTAAAACCACCGAGTGTTCCTCACTTAGAAGTTAATTGGTATGCAAGCGGGGGTATATTTACAAGGCCTTCAATTATTGGTGTCGGAGAGGCAGGGAATGAGGCTGTTTTACCTATTGATAGATTAGATGAAATTATGGCAAGAGCAATTGAAAAAGCAAGGGGAAACAGTAGCGGAGGTTTAACTTTACATATACAGAACTTTTATAATAATTCAGATAAAGATATAGAACACCTTGCATATGAACTTGAATTTTATAGACAGCGTATTTCACTTGGAAGGGGTGGGAGGTAATGCTTAGCTTTAATTTTGCAGGGAAAGATAGTTATTTAGACTATGGTATTTTAATAACTTCAAGGCCTACTATCCCATCACCTAAAAGAAGAGTATCATACATTGATATTCCAGGTAGAGATTCAAGTTTAAGATATGATGAAGGAAGCTATGAGGATATTACTATTGTCGCTCAATGCTCAATAACAGCAGAAAATATCATTCAAAAAATAGACGAAATAACTGCATGGCTTTTTAATTCGGGAGAGAGCGATTTAATATTTTCATTTCAAAATGATAAAAAGTATATAGCTCAAGTTGCAAATTCAATAGAGTTTAAACAGGTTTTAAGATATTCTTCAAAATTTATAATCATATTTAATTGTAGGCCATTTAAATATGCAGTTTCAAACAACGTAATTACAATAACCCAAAATGGAACTAATTTAATAAATCCAGGAACAATATATAGTTTACCCAAGATTTATGTTTATGGCTCAGGAGATATAACGCTTAAAATAAATGGAAATGAGATAAAAATAAACGGATTATCAAATAAAATAATAGTTGATTGCGCTCTTTATGACTGCTATGATGATAACCTTAACAACTTAAATTCAAAATTTAGTGGAACCTTTCCAGTATTAAAAGTGGGTAACAATATCATAGAATGGACAGGTAATGTATCAAAGGTTGAGATCTTACCTAACTGGCGGTGGTTGTAGTGATTTGTGTTTATGACAAGAAAACTAAAAAGGGTGAATTTGAAAATATAGGACTTGGTGTTTTAGACGAGTGTATAGCCACAGAAATTACGGAAGAATTAAATGGTGAATACAGCTTATATTTAGAATACCCAGCGAACTCTAAGAAAGCAAACTACTTAGTTGAGTTTAATATTATAAAGGCAAATGGACAGTTATTTCGGATATATAAGGTAGAAAGAGAAGTTGAAAAAATAGGGAAAATAAAGGTATGGGCAAGGCATATATTTTACGATCTTGCTTTTTATTTTATAGAAGCGGCAACACTTGTTAATGCAAATATGAAAGAAGCAATAGAAGGAACTATCCCACCTGAAGCACAGGCAGTTTTTAAATTTACAGCACCAGAGGAAAATATTTATCCATTTAGTATAAGGAATGTAAATGCACTTGAAGCCTTCTTTAAAATACTTCAATATTATGGCGGAGAAGTGAAAAGAGATAATTTTAATATTGAAATACTTAAGCAATTAGGAACTAATTCAGGGATATTAATAAAGTATGGGAAGAACATAAAAGGAATGAGGGCCATAATTGATACTAATAATTTTGCAACAAAGATATATCCAATAGGCAAAGATAACTTAGTTCTTCCTGAAAGATATATTGAAGCTGAAGGTGATGTTTCTAAGATTCTGCCATATCCAATAGTAAAAAAGGTTGAATTCGATACAGGGGATGTTGACGAGCTAAGAAACCTTGCAAAGGAATATATAAAGAAAGCATCAAATCCTTTTATAAACATAGAAGTGGATTTTTTAGAGTTATCAAAAATAAAAGAATATGAAAGTTATAAAAGTTTAACAGAAGTTAATCTTGGTGATGAGGTTGAAGTTAAGCATGAACTTTTAGGAATAACAGCAAAGCTTAGGGTTATAAAGAAAAGAATTGACCTTTTAAATCCTATTAATACAAAAATAGAACTAGGGAATCCATTAAATACGATAATTGAAAAATTAGATTTTGAGTCAATTCTTGAAAAGATAGAAAGCAAAATAACAGGTTCACAAAATCAGCTTATTTTAAAGAGGAATACAGAAACACTCAATATTACAACCACAAGATATGCGGCGATGGAGATAGGTTTTTCAGTATCAGCAGATACTAATTTAACTTCTAATATAGTAATATCAGGCAAGGCAAGTAGTGATTTAACATTAAGCATTTTCTTTTCACTGGATAATAAATATTATGATTTAAAGCCAGTTCAAAAGGTAGTATCAGGGGATAATATCATAAACGTTACACTGCCAATGCCACAGGTTACAGCAGGACAGCATGCCTTTATAATTGAAATGCAAACATCAACTGGAACTTTTACTATTGAGAAAAACAATTTACAAGTAACAATAGAAGGAAGAAACCTTGAAGGCGGATTAAGCCCTAAACTTCCAAGGGCAGAAGTTTTACAAGCATTCTTATATGAATTGTTTTTAAATAAGATACAGCAGCAAAAGCAGGATATAGTCCTTATAAGTGTTCAAAAACTAATAAACGATATTAAACCTAACATAGCACAGACAAATTCATATGCTGATTACTTGGCTAAATCATTAGGATGTTTGATAGATATAAATATTTCAAAAGCATCAGTTGGAATATCAGAAACTTTTTCAAGAGATAAAATGCCTAATTATGAATTTGACAGCTGGATTAATTTTGATTTGGATTTTGAAAAACTGCCAGATGGATCATATATAAGTTATGAAAGGGCAACAATTAAGGAATTAGAATATATAAATCAAGGAAATTTTGAAAGCACAGTAGGTAATGGTGTAATCTATGGTGTTAACCTTGCCAATAGAGAAGAATATAACAGTTTAGTTTCACTAAATACAACAATAAAGGAAGTATAGGGGTGATTATGTGGGGATAATACAAACTCCAGCACAGCCTAAAGGGAATTTAGGGATGACTCTCTTTGGAACAAACAATGATGATACAACAGTAACACTCCCAGATATGGGTTTTGACTTTTACTATAACGGTTCAGTTGTAAGGCAATTAAGAACATCAGGTAATACATGGGTAGGATTTGGCTCAGCAACAGAACACTTAAAAGTTAATCGAAGAGATGCAAGTTATAATAAATTATATTATGCTTTAGAAACTGAAGGTGGAAAGAAAACTTTCAGGGTAAGATTTGAAGGAAACTCAGTTTGGTCGAGTTGGAATACCAATGAGTTAATTTGGGAATTGACCTTATTTGAAACAGGTGTTATTAGACTTGTAATTGAAAAAATACCTAACACAGGGACAAATAGTTTTGACAACCCTAATGTAGGAACGCAAACTTTAACATTAAGCAATGGGGCATCTTTAATATTTTTTCCTGGGACAGCTGATGGTAAAAATTATACTATTTATTATGATTCAAACTATATTCCAACGAATGAAAAATACCTTATAGTTGATGATGATGGAGTAAAAACTTTTTCAAGTGGCTCATGGAGCAAAATTGGTGATTTACCTTTAACTGAAGAAATGTTTTTAAGCTCTGGACTTTCAACTATTCCTCAAAGTTATACAGGAATATTAGGAAATCCAAAGCTTTATTTTTATACCGATGATGATGACAAGAAATCAAATCCTACTAAATATATTTTAGAAACTAAGGAAGTTGTAAATAGTAAACCCAAAGTAATAAAGCAAAAGTCAGATTTTTTAATACCAAGTGGTAAAAATATCTCAAGCATAACTGTTGATACAAGTTTTGTTAGAAGAGATTCAATTGGAAATCCAATCTCAACAAATGGAGCTATAAAATTAGCAATAAGCCTTGATAGTGGTGCATCATATTATACTTATAATCAAACAAGTGGTGCATTTGAGGCAATTGATATTAATGATATAAATATGTTTTTAAATCAAGGCATAGATGTAAACAACATAAGCCAATTGAACATTGATTTATTAAACCCGTTATTAACAGGCAGTCGAACAATTCGATTTGCCTATATTTTTTACAAGCCCACATTGGATGATGTGTGTAAGCTGAAGAAAATAAAAATAATTTTTGCATAAGAAGGTGATAAGGTGATGGAGTGTGTTTCATATAATAAAGATTTTCTAGTAGATAAAGTAATTAAAGAAACAAAGTTTAAGGATGATAGAGGCATAAAGGGGAAAGTATTAGTTGAAATATTTGATGCGAAAACAAATAAAAAGGTAAAGGAAGCATATACAGAAAACATTATTCCTGATTTGTTTTTTAAGGACATGTTTTTAAGACATTTTGCTGGTGGAATAATGGGGATAAATACGAGGAGCCAGGATCAATTTAACAATAATTTTGAATGTATATATCTTACTGACTCCACAAAACCTGAATCAGCAAATACAGAAAAAGTAACAGGAAATATAATAGGCTATGCATATAGAAATACTGAATATTCAGGAACTGATACATTAAGAGGAACGATAAATAAGTTGGAAAGTAAAATGGAAATAGTTAATGGGAAAATAAGGACTACATTTGTATTTGACTTTCCAACACATGCTGCAAATGGAAGATTTGAATCTATATATTGGGGAGCTGAACCTTCGAAAAGAGAAAAATTTTTTATCGGGCCACCCATATTTGGAAGAAATAATGGGGATGGAACTGTTTATGCTAAACAAAACTTATACAAAGAGAAATACTGGTCAATAATTAATATTTTTTACAGCGGAGGTTCTTCCGGATATTTTAGAAAAGCATTGAGATTTAACGATTATAATAAAGGGTATGCTCTACTTGATGGAACTAATACTAGTGCAACTAATTCTAGCTATATTCAATTTCCAGAGAGCCTAAAAGGTCATCAGCTTTATGTTCCAATTGATTTAAGTTTAGATTATTATGTTGATTTTACAAATGCAGTAAAATTATTAAATTCATCAGGTGGTGCATTTATTTCAAACGAGCTACATGATGTTGTTCCTGTATATAAAGAAAATGGAGAAATAGATTATTTTGTAGGGGTTTATATATACTATAGCTCTCCCAACTATTATTTAAAAATTTACAAATGGAGTAATGTAGGGGTATTATTATCAATTGTTGGTCCTATAAATTTAACAACAAATTTCAAAGATGCATATAATTCTAATTTTAATTATATTACTTATACGATAAATCCTTTAATGAGTGGAGAGGGATATATAGAAATATATGGGTATAATTCAAGAACAGATACCCAATATAATGAAACAGTTTATACAAATAGGCTTTTAAGGTTAGATATAAACGGTAATTTAACAAGTGAATTGAATTTGAAACCTAAAATAGGAAGTTCTACTTGGTTTGCTTCAAAGGGAATGAATAGTGGAAATATCGAAAGAAGGTGTTATTTAAGTAATTTAAATTATAGAACAAAAAATAGAATATATTTATATTATTCTGGAACGCAAGGGGGGACAGGCTTTTATCAAGTAATAACTCATGAAGGCAATCTTGTGGAAGCTTACAGAGAATATTTTACCTTTGAAGATTATTCTGATTCAACGGCCTATCCAATAATTGGAACAGACAAGTCCGTTTCAATGTATAGATATTCTTACAATGATTATGTATATTTTGGCATCTATCATCTATCACTATCAAAACCTTGCGGTGCCCATACAAAACTTGCACAGCCGGTTGAAAAAACTGATGCAAATACAATGAAGATACAATATACATTTGAAATTGATTTAATTGATTTTTCCTATGATTATTATTAAAGAAAGGGTGATAAAAGTGAAAAACAACACAATACAACTAATCTCTGCTACCATTGGCGGATATATAGGTTATTTTTTAGGAGGAATTGATGGCTTTATGTATGCCCTTTTAACCTTTGTCGTTATTGATTACGTTACAGGACTTATGGTAGCAGTGCTTGAGAGGAAGCTATCAAGTGAGGTAGGATTTAGGGGAATATTTAAAAAGATTCTTATTTTTGTTATGGTAGGCATAGGAAACATAATAGATACAAACCTTATTAAAAGCGGTAGTGCAGTTCGCACCGCCGTTATTTTTTTCTACATTTCTAATGAAGGAATAAGTATCATTGAAAACTCGTCTAAAATAGGCCTGCCAATACCACAAAAACTTAGAGAAATATTGGGCCAAATAAATGAAGGGAGAGAAAAGTAATGGCAAGAGTATGCTTAGACTATGGGCATGGCGGAGAAGATAGTGGAGCTGTATATGGTAGCAGAAAAGAAAAGGATGACAATTTAGCATTAGGCCTAAAAGTTGCAGAAGAATTAAGAAGGCATGGGGTGTTTGTAAGTGAAACTAGAACTTCTGATACAACTTTAAGTTTAAAGGATAGAACATTGTTTGCAAATAGAGGCAATTTTGACTACTTTATATCCTTTCACAGAAATGCCTATATACCAGAGAAAACAAATGGGGTTGAAACGTATGTATATATAATAGGTAGAGAAAAATCAAAAGAACTAGCAGAAAGGATTCAAAAGGCTTTAATTCAGGTAGGATTCTTTAATAGGGGAATAAAAAAAGCAAATTTTCAAGTATTAAGAGAAACAAAGATGCCAGCAGTATTAGTTGAAGTTGGCTTTATTGACAACAGTGAGGATAACAAATTGTTTGACAGTAAAAAAGATGAAATAGCAAAAGGAATTGCAAAGGCTATATTAGAGCAGTTAAATATAAAATATGTAGAAACTTCTAAAATTTTATACAGAGTTGCTGCAGGAACTTTCTCAAACAGAGAGAATGCTGAAAAGCAGGTTAGAAAATTAAAAGAATTAGGTATAGATGCAGTTATAGTTGAAGTGAAATAATTTTTAGAATGAAGCTCTTTTAGGGCTTCTTTTTTCTATTAATAAAAATTATTAACTTGCTATTAATCAAAATGAGAGATAACATCTGATACTAACCAAAGCTTTTAAAAAGTAATGATTTAAAAATAATTAGCAAGGAGGAAGAAAAAATATGATTTTAGATTCAGCTCTAAAAGAATATATGGTTTATATGGAGAATCGAGAAAAAAGCCCTAAAACTATTTCAGGATATATGCAAGATTTGAACTTTTTTAAGAAGTGGTTAGAAAAGATGTGGAATGGACCGGTTTATTTGGAAGACATTGAATTTAAGGATGTAGAAAAATTTTTAAAGTTTTTAAAAGATGAGAAGAATTATAAGCCAGCAAGCAGAAAAAGGATTTCAATAGCCTTAAAAATGTTTTTTAAATATGCTTGGAAAAAAGGATTATGTAAAACTGATATATCAACAGAATTTGAAAATGTAAAATATGTTCCCAAAGAGAGAGAATATTTAACAGAAGAGGAAGCTTTATATTTTATTAAGGAGATAAAGCATCCCGTAGTTAAGGTTCTTACAACAACACTTCTTTATACAGGTATGAGAATATCTGAAGCTTTAGCATTAAGACCTGAAGATGTGGATATTGAGAATGGCTGGATTAGAATAAATCAAGGGAAAGGTAACAAATCAAGAGATATACCAATATGTGAGAAGTTAGAAAGAGTATTAAAGGATTATTTTGAGTGGAGAGTAGATAGTGAGCAGTTTTTTGCAACAGAAAAAACTAAAGCACTTTCGGTAGGAAGAGTTCAATCAATAATTAAAGAAACAAGGAATAGATTAGGATTTAAAAAACATATAACGCCTCATGTCTTTAGGCATTCATTTGCAAGTCATTTAGTGAAAAAAGATGCAAATATTGTTAGCATTTCAAAATTATTAGGCCACTCAAACTTAAAGACAACATCAATATATACTCATACATCAAGAGAACAATTGATAGATACAATAAAAATGTTTTAGTAAGAGAGGATGATATTTATTGGAAATGTTTAAAAATAATGTAGAAAAAATAAAGTATGTTATAGAAAGTATAAATGATGGAAAGGACCCTGAGAGCATAGCAAAAGATTTGGGATATAAAAACTACAAATCTTTAGATATGTTTATGAGAAGAGAAGGTTACATTAAAGAAAGGCGTTCTGGTAATTATTACCCAAAGAATGGCCACGGGATAATATTAGAAGAAGACAGTTCTTCTAATACTAGCATTCCATTAAAGGTAATGCAAATAATTAAACTTTTTAAAGAAAATAAATTGAACCCAAAACAAATTGCAAATGAAATGGGATTTGAAAGTCCAAGAGAAATGGCAATTTATATGAAGTCTAAAGGATATATTTGGGATTCTCAAAGAAACAACTATATTTCAGAGAAAAAAATAGAAATTGAAGATAACAAGGAAGAAATAGACGTTGATATTTTTAGGACAAAAGAAATTGAAAAGGAATCACAAATAGAGGCAATAGAAAACGACTTTTTAAAGTATATAGACATTATTAAGTATTTAGATAGCAGGAAGGAAAGATTAATTGAAATAATTGAAAGCAGTTTTGAAGGTGAAGCAGGGAAATTACCAAGGTATGTTATAAAAGGATTGTTTATAACAAAATCAATCCATATGAGTAGTAAATTAGACCAAATGGTGAGAGATTTTAGTGAAGAAAAAAACGTTTCTCAAAAAGATATTTTTGAAGTTGCATTAATAGACTTCTTTAAAAAATATGGTTACCATAAAGAAATTCAAACGTTATTAAATAGTTATGATTAATAATAAATATTAACTTTGGAGGCCATGTAGAAGTTACTGTATAAGTAAAATCTGCATGGCTTTTTTTATTTTTTTTGTATTAGTAATTAACATGATAAATTTATTACTTAATATAAGCTTTGAAAAAGTAATGAAAATAAGTCGTATCGTTAGATTACTATTAGGTTGTTATTGTAGCTAAAAATAACAAATAATACGCAAATGTAAACCTTTATAAAGCTTTATAAATCAAAGGTTTATGGCGATAAAAATATTTTATAATAAAACCTAAAATTAAAGCCTGTAACAAAAAACGTCAGTTGGGCATGAACACTGTAAACGCTGGAAAGTCAATGGAAAAGTTAGCATCAGGTCTAAGAATTAACAGAGCTGGTGACGACGCAGCAGGACTAGCAATATCAGAGAAGATGAGAGCTCAAATAAGAGGTCTTGAGCAAGCAGGAAGAAACTCACAAGATGCTATATCACTTATCCAAACAGCAGAAGGTGCATTAAATGAAACTCACTCAATTCTTCAAAGGATGAGAGAATTAGCAGTTCAGTCTGCAAATAGCACAAACACTTCTGCAGATAGAAACGAAATTCAGAGAGAACTAAATCAATTGACATCAGAAATCAATAGAATTGGTAATACTACTGAGTTTAATACACAAAAACTTTTAAATGGTTCTCAAAAAGTTTCAGGAACTACAGGAGGTATTCAATTACAAATAGGTTCTAACGCTAGTCAAAGTATAACAATTAGCATAAATGACATGAGATCAAAGGCATTAGGACTTTCAGGCACAACAGCATCTGCATCAGCAGCTTTAACTGCTACAACTACAGATGAAGGTGTAGTTATAACTAGCAGTGAAGCAACTGAAACAGCAAATGCAGCTTTTTCAAGTGGTGCTTCAAATCAATTAACTGATGTATCAGCATCAGGTACACCTGAATATGCACTTGATGTTACTGATTATTCAAAAGCTACAGCTGCTATAAAAGTAATTGACAAGGCTATTGAAAGAGTTTCAGCAGAAAGATCAAAGCTTGGTGCTTATCAAAATAGATTAGAGCACACTATAGCAAATCTTGGTACTTCAGCAGAAAACCTAACTGCTGCTGAGTCAAGAATTAGAGATGTTGATATGGCTAAGGAAATGATGACATTTAGTAAGAATAATATACTTGCTCAAGCAGCTCAAGCAATGTTAGCACAAGCAAATCAGCAACCACAGGGTGTATTACAATTATTAAGATAATAAATAAAATGCTAGAGTTTAATCTCTAGCATTTTATTATATAATATAAAAAAAGAAATAAATAATAGATATTTAGAAAATTGGTTGGTGTAGTATTGTTTGTTGTGTTTAAAGTTGTGTTTATTTTACAAAGAACAAATTAAGTAATGTTTAAATATTTAATGTTTAAGGCATTAAACATTAGTTGGAATTTCTTTATATTAATTATACAAGGAGGTAACAAAAATGAAGGTTTTCTTTATGCTGACAGCTGTACCTTATGATGATGAAATGAAACAGAGACCTCAACATATAGTTGAAAACTTAGCTAAGATGGGTTTTGAAGTAATTTATATATATGCTACCTCATCCAAAAAAATAACGGCAGATCAATATGAAGATTTTATGAAAGATTTTAGATTATGTGATTATGTGATGAAAATCAATAAAAACTTATATGTTATAGATAGATTTGATGAAATAATTAAAGATAATAAATCAGAAATAATAAAGTTTTCAAAAGTGTTAAAGCATTTACAAGAATTTTATAAAAATCAAGAAGTTTATTTTATATGTGAACACCCTAAATGTATAGATATTTTAGAAGAGTTAGAAGAGAATTCTTTTATTATATACGATTGTATTGATGATTGGACTGAATTTGCAAAAGATATTGTATGGGAAGACGAAACAATTGTTACTAAAGAAAGACAATTAGCTTCAATAAGTAAATTAATTACAGTGTCTGCCAAAAGGCTGTATTGCAAAATGTACCCATATAATAAAAACATATTTTATTTTCCAAATGGTGTAAATGTACAAGATTACGATAAGATTGACACAAATATAGTGCCAAGTGATTTAAAAAACATATCAAAACCCATTATATTTTTTATGGGAACATTAGCACAATGGGTAGATATGGAAATAATAGAGTTTATAGCAAGAAGTAGACCGGATTATTCATTTGTTTTTGTAGGTAATAAATATAATGTTGAATTACCGCATTACGATAACATATATTATTTAGGTGTAAAGAATTATCAAGAACTAAAATATTATCTCAATAAGGCTGATGTAGCAATTATACCTTTTAAAATTAATAAATTAACAGCAAGTGTAAGTCCATTAAAATTTTTTGAATATATAAGTGCAGGTGTACCAGTTGTATCTACTATTTTACCAGAATTAATTGGCGAAGATAGTATTTATTTAGCCAAAGATAAGGAAGAATTTTTGTTTGGTATAGATGATATTATTAATTTAACTAAACATGAATATTTAGATTTGAGCATGAGACTAAAGAAAAATAGTTTTAAATATGAATGGAGTATTTTAATTGAAAATTTTATCAAATATATTGATATGCTACAACAAGGTATGTCTATTGAAAAAGATAAGTTTTTAAAAGAAACTATAGACAACTATGAAAATTATGATAAAAATGACATTGTAAAAAATGAATTATTGACAATGTATAATCTTATAAAAAATTATGAACTTGCTTATGAAAAATCAAACAAACTTGAAAGAAGCAATTCACTTATTTTTGATTTTAATCAGGCAGCATTAGCTTGTTTTAATGTTGGAGAATTTGACAAAGCCATTATGTATATTAATGATTATATTGAAAAAAATAATATAAATTATTATAAAAAATATATTAATAAAATAAAAGATATTATGGATATTAATGAAAAAAATATAATTATAGAAGTTTTGTTGTTAAAATTTTGTAATCGTATTTATGAGGCACTAAAATTACTTGATGATTATTTGGCTATATCAAATTCTCCTAATCCAACTTTATTTTCATTATTAGCATCCTTATATCTTGACCTTAATGAAGAAGGAATTGCAATAGAAATATTGAGTTCGATTTTACAATATTTAGATAATAACTGCATATTTGAACCGAATTCTATAAGTTTAATTATTGACTTATTAATTAAGCAAAAAGAATTAAATTTAGTTGAAACAATTTTAAATTATTTATATGATGTTGGGCTTGAAGAAATAGCAAATGATAAGTGGGCATTGTTTTATTTCCATAAATACTTTAACCTGAATTATTCATGGAATTTATTTAAAAGAGTTCTATAGCCCATATTAACTTAATTTTTTACTAAACTGCATTTCACTTAAAAAGTGAAATAAAAACATGAAAAAGAGGGCCCAAATTTGTTATAATATAGTTGCTAAACAAATACCAAACAAAGGGAGGGTTCTCAATGTTTAGTTTATATGATATTTGTTTAGAAAGCAATAGTAAAATACGATTAAATTTTGATGGTGGTGACTTATCTTCTGATACAGGATTGTTATTGCTTAAAGAATTTACTCATAAAATTGGCTT